TTTCCCTTGGCTGGACGCGCTCTAGCCATCTTTAAGCAGACCCTGCCGATAGCCTTTGGCCTTACTGTAGGTCAATGTCTCGCGCCTGCCCTCATCAGCATATGAGCAATGCACCCAGCCGCTATTTGGCTCACCGTTGTAACATTCTAAGATAAGCTGATCGAATGGCAGATTGGCCTCTATCCACTTACATAATTCATAGTTGTCATGCCCAGCCACCTCAAAGTCAGCCGCCGCTGCGCCATTGTTAGCTGTGTGCTGTGATGTAATTTTTGAGCCAATGGCAACGCAAAGTTCTGGTGAACGGAATCCTGACGATACAATAAACGATCCAAACTCATCACGGATGGGCTGCAAGATATAAGCACATAACTTTTCTAAGGCCTCTATCTGGTCAGTGTCTGGCAGATTAAATAAGCCTTTACGCTCGGCAATCTGGCTCTTACACAATTCGGAAAGTGTGAAGTTTTGTGAAAGTCTCATTTCTTTTCCTTCACTTTGCCGACTACGCCCTCAAGCATACCGCCGCCAAAATAAAATGCCAAAATAGTCAGCATTGCCTCGCCAACATAAAAATCGTCAATTACTTGTTTGATTTCAGGAATGTTGGCCTGACCCATTAAGGTCATCACAAGCACAATAAAAAACGATATAAGAAACGTGCCAGTGAACATTAATGCCAAGTAACGCTGCGCTACTTTGAACGGCGCATAGGCTTTCATCGTGTCAATTTTAGCCTGCGCTTTTACGCGCTCCATTTCTTCATCAGAACTGTGGACATCATCAATTAAGTCCATGCCCTTTTTGATAACATCGCCGTTGCCTAATATGGACGCAAGAACTCCAAGCATTTTATTTCCTATCCATCCAAGTGGTGAATCCCATGTAGGCACCAACCACGCCACTAAGCGAAATGAACAAAAGTGGCGAAATTTCACTAAGTAGCTTTATGCGGCTATCAGGCACAAAAGGCATGAACAGCATAATTGTGTAGACGCCCATGCCGATCAGCGAGTATCGAGCCAGGCGTAGTTGCGCCAAGTGTTTGCGTGATCTGTCCTCAAACTGGCGTATCTCTTTTGCGCGTTCTATTTCGGTATCGCTCACCACGCCGTCATCATTGAGATCGTACTTTTCAAACTCGCTGGACGGCTCAAGTTTTTTCTGGGCCACTTATCGCCTCAAAATATCTGCTAACATTTGGCGGCTCATTTCTGTTGTGTTTGCCGCTGCTACTGGAACCGCTGCCCTCATGGCTCTACCAGTATTTGCAACCGCAGTTCGCCCAACAGGAACGCCCATTGAGGAATACGCCACAGGAGCCATCAACCCCATTCCAGCAGTTATAGGATCAACCTGACCAGCACCTAAAACACCCGCGTTACCAGTTACAATTCGTGCTGCTTGCTGGCGTCCAGCGGTGCCACTGTTAGGCGTTGTGTTACCCAAAACGTCTTGGGCATCCTGCGCCAGTCTTTGCATCCTTGCTTCACCAGCAGAAAATTGTGACTGCCGTTTTGTTGGATCGCCTTTCGCAGCGGCTTGCAAAAGATCGCCAGGGTTAAACCCTTCACTTGTTTTACGCCTAAGTTCTGCGTTTCGCACAATCTCAAACTGACCATATGCTTTATCAATATTGTTTAATTGTGGTGCTAATTTTGGGTTTTCTTTGGCTATTGCAGCATTTAAAACGCTACGCATGTCCTCAAGAGCATCAGCTTTTCTTGCTGCTTCTTCGGAACCATCAACAATTAATCGGCGTATATCTTTGCGTAGCCTAGTTTGAGCCTGCTTTAAACTTTTGCCGCTGATTGATCCATCGCTACCGACTTGGCTTATTATGTTTCTAAAAGCAGCTTCATCTACATATTTACGAACATCACTGTCAGCAACTTTGGTGATTTTAATTAATTCATCTAAAAGATCACTGCTGTTGTCAACTTTCATTTTGCCTAGTGTTTTGTCATACGATGCACTTAAAAGCCTTTGCCCATATGCAACGAGCCTTTTGCCCTCAAGTCCTTTTGGAATTTTTGCATTTATTGGGGCTAATGCCTCTGTGACGGTAGCACGATTGAAACCTCTTTGAGCGCGATCAAATGCGCCACGCACTGCATCACCTATTAAGAAAACGTTATCAGCAACACCTTCCTCTAATCTTTTTAAGCCTCTGCCAAGCAATCCAGATTCACCAACAGCTTGTCCTGGCGTTAAATGCACACCTTTTTTAAGTAAGTCAGCAGCTTTAGCTGTTATTGTTGGCGCTACTTTATCAACCAAAGGGCCAGCCACGGCACTCATCGCGCCTGATGCTGCCGCACTTGGCAAACGCTCAAGTGGGGTGCCTTCAGCGGCACCCGCGCCATACACTGCGCCTTGTGCGCCAGCACCAGCGGCCACTTGTGCGCCTCTTTGCAATTTTTGACCACCACCCATCGCCCTAACACCTTGCGCTATTCTAGTGCCAGTAGCAGCGATAGCTGCTTGCCCTCCGGGTATTAACTGCGCGGCAATTGTGGGCAAGATTGCGCCTGCTATTTCTGCACCATAAGCAGATGCAGGATTGCGCTCTCTAAAACTATTTATCTGACTGCGAACATCCTTGACCACCTCTGCATAGCTTTTACCGCTATTAAATGCTGATGTTACAGCCGCTTCAATTTCATCTGCAAAACCAAAGGTAAAACCTTGAGCGCCAGCGCGTGCAAAATCTATTGCTACATCGCCCGTTGTGCGCTCTGTTGGCATAACGGTTTTAGAATTTCGAGGTAAAGGCATTAGGAATCCTCCTCATAAATTTCAAATGTGCTAGTGAAACCATTAAAATATAAATCGCCAATTTTTAATTCACCGTTTTGAACAGCCGCGTCATATTCTCCGTCAGTCATATACGCTTTAAGGGCAGGCGGCACAGTCTGATCTGCATATTCCGCAAATCCGATTAGATCGTCGTTTTCGTCTGCATATTTTTCCATTGCCTTCAAAATGTTTGATCTACGTTCAACCAGAGCCTGCATTGATTTGACAAGAACTTTGTTAGCTTCTGGTGTATTTGCCATGTTTGCTGTAGCAGATGAAAATAAACGCGCTTCAAAATCTGATGTAGCGCCTGAACCTACAACTCTCATACGGGGTATAATATAATTGAACGCGGCAGTTAAAATTTGTTGGTTATTTAATTGCTTGGCTTGTTCGTCATTCAAAAAACCTAATTCCTTACCAATGTTTCTAATTGGCATGGTAAGATTGATGATTGAGCCAGTTTCTGTGCCTCCTTCTAATAAATTATCTGCAATATTCAACCGTGTGGTTAAATCAGCTTCACTGCGCACTTGTGCTTGCAAATCTGATATTGTTTGTGAAGCAGCTTTTGCAGTGGCTTTACGAAACTCTGATTTTTGTTCTTGGCCAAGGGCAATTGTTGGATTTACAGATACATTTGTGCCGCCACCTTGACGCTCTGTGTATCCAGCGGCAAGCAGCCTATCAGCTTTAACATTAAAATCAGGGTCATTAGTTCTTAGAGATTGAGCGTTGTTTTGCTCGTTTACAAAAGTAATTACATCAGGCTTGATTGGCTTTGGTGCTGCCGAAAACCCAGACACAGTTTCTGATGATGGGCCGAAAGGTGATGTTGATCTTGTTCCATAAAGTGTGCCGCCGCCCTCTGCTGGCCTCACAAACGCTGCGTTAGTCGGCATAAACTGCGCTTGTCCAGCTATTTGAGCAAATGCCGCTGGGTTAGCTGCCGCAAAGGCACGTTGTTGCGCCGTTGCATTAGCTGGCAACATTCCCATAATTTGGTTTGTCATTTCAGTTTCACGCGCAACCTGGGCATCACCAGCTTTGCGCTGTAGGTAAGCACCCACCAATGCGCTCGACAGCCTGCCAAGCCCCTGCAACGGCGTTCTGACAGGCGCAGAACTAGCACCCTGCCCCATCAGCGTCTGGCCTAGAATACGTCGTGGATCAGACTGAAACGCCTGATTTAGCTGCTGATACTGCATTGAAGGGCGTGTGTTACCTAGCCCCAGCATTTGCCTTGGATTTAGTGCCATTATCTACCCCTATGAAAGCATGTAAGCTGCGCCGAGGTTCCCGGCGAGGCCGAATAAACCGCCCAGATTTGCTGATTGATTTTGCATCGCCTGATTAT